CATTAATTTATGATATTCAACGAGATCATCATCGTTTTCAATTCTTATTCTATTGATAACCTTATTAACTAAAGTGCAAACACCGCTTTCTTCTTTAACGTTCTCTGCTTCAGATGGTTGTGCAGCTACTCTGCAGATACTAAGAACCTTTGCACTTGGTGGTCTCTCTAATTCCTCTTGAATTTGAGCATAATTCTTAAAAGCTCTTTCTAACCAGGCAAAATTAATGTATTCCTCAAAGTGTAAAACATACTCTAAATAATTATGATTATCATAGATATTATCAATCATTTGATTAAATGCTTGAACACAACATTCTTCTGTTGGCTTATGAGAATGTCTATCAACAACATATTTCTTTACACGACTTATTTCCTCCAAAAACTTATTCTTATTTGTTTTGGAATAATAATTTACTTGATTAGGATCAACCTCATAAAAGAACTTTGATGGCCTACTTTTAATATATTGAGGAATTAAATCAAGAGACATCTCTTTTCTTTTAGGTAGAAAATTATTATAAAGTTTTTCATAAAGGGGTAATCCGTGATACCAAGCTCTATCTCCTAATTTAACGGCAGATTTATATAAATTTTTTGGCAAACCAGTCTTGAATAATTTAGAATAGCTAATTGATACATTAATGGATTCGACAACTTTATAAAAAGGCCTACAAATCTTTGTACCATGATTTGGACACCAGTACACTTCAGTAGAACAAGGTTTTATTTTATTAATATCGGTTGTAATTGCACAATATTTAAGAGTTAAACCGTTTCCCCAATTACCGATATAATCTTTGGGTTGGAATACTGAGTAAAAAGCTTTATTGATTTGAAAATCTGAATACTCTGTTGTTGTATGGCATAATACATCATCCCCTGATGCATGTGGAACTATATCAACACCTGATAAATGACGAACATACAGAACATTAATTATCATAACGAAAGTATTTAGGGTACTGGTAAATGCAGAACCTGATGGTAACTTATCCTTGATGAAAATATCCCAGAGAGGCACATATTCTCTACCATTTTGAAAAGCGAATTTAATTTGTCTATAATCTGCGCAATGTACCTTATAAAATTCTTCGATCGTAGTGTATTTATTTATTTCTTCCGGGCATAATTCAATTATATCTTCAATGAAACTTTTCCATAATTTTCTGGTTCCAGGTGTATGTGACTGATCAAAACCACTAAGATCTAATGTAACCCATTTATTATAGCCTAGTGAAATCATATTATCAATGTAATTCTCTTTGTAATCGTAAGACCTACCGACAGCAAACATGCCGCCAAACACAGCATCAAAAATTTTTTCAATTGATTTTGTTGCATT